CACGATCACCGGGTGGAGTACCGCCTCCAGCGCGGCCCACTTCTCTTCCGTCATCGGTTCAGGTTCGGCTGGCATTGACATTCCCCTAACTTCAGCGAGAGTGAGTTCCCACGAAGGCATCAGCGGTGCTCCTCTGGAAGTAATGCGACGATCTCTTGAATAGTATAGCGTGACGCCACAGTATACCATCCTAACCATCGAGCGTAGGCACATATAGACCAGTACTCCGGTTCGCCATTCAGATAGCTTGCACGAATCTGATACTCCACTTCCCGCTGCACGCCACAGACTTCAACCTGCATCTTTGATCTCCCTCAGGCGGCGCGCGATCTCACCGTCAAATACCAGGCCACCAAAATGAGCATGAAGCGTTTGCACCCACTCCAGCGTCTCTAGCCGGGCCGTGCGGTCGGCCTGCCGAATTGTCGCTATCGCGCTGTCGAACGACACGCCGGGATAGGATGGGAGCGCGTATTTCTTTAGAAGTTCCTGCGCTTGCTCAAACAGCGTCATCGTGCCGAAGGGTGGCTGCTCCAAGATGGACGGCCCCGCACTCACGGCACTGATGCCACTTTTGCTCTGGCATTTCGGCTCCTCTCGCTTGCGGGCGGCATCGATAGACTTCCGCAAATCTGGATCTGTATCTCCACCGTCGAACCACAGTGGGACAATGATCCGAAAACTGTGAGCATCCTGAATAGAGATCTGGCATAGCTTGTTCATGCGCTCCGTGTCCAGCCGCGCCTCGGCGAGTTCGGCTCGCGCGTCGGCGAGTTCGACCTTCGCCTTTTGAACCCAATCAATAACAGTTAAGAGGGCGGGCCTTGCGGACAACGGATTATGCCCGCACTCCTCCTCTGCGAATTTCCACAGCCCGTCGCTGATAGCGAGTGGTGTACCGGCATCGTCTCGGATACCACGTAGTTCAGCTTGCGCGTCGGAAAGCTGCGCCTGTAGGTACACCACTTGCTCTGAAAGTTCCGCGATCTGTTCGTCTGGGGTCATGCAAATCTCTCCCTATACCAGGGAAGAAAACTGGTATCCCAATCACCGTCGAAATCATCAAACCAAACGCAGGCCAGCCCGACGGCGGCCCGCTTCTCAAGGCACAGGCGCTGCTCTGGCGATGGGCGCTTGCCTGGAGCCTTCGCCTCGAACTCGAAGCAGTCCCTGCGGTACTGCTGGCCCGGTACTGGCCGCGTTGCGGTCCAATCAGGAAATCCTTTCTGGCCGATGCGGACCATACACCGGAACAAAGCCTCTTTCGTCAATGCAGTGCCAGACTCGATCAAGCGCATCACCACGCCGGCCGGCAAGAAAGTGCCCACATGGTTGCGGGTAAGAATCCAGCCACGGCTTTCCAGGAAACCTTTGATCTGGCCTTCAAGGATGTTCTCAGGGAGATCGTCTTTGCGGCGCCGCTGGCGTGGTTGGCGAGGTTGGCCCTCCTTCGGACCCGCCCCGCCGCCCTTGCGTTGCTGCTCCTGGAATAGACCGAATTGCGCCTGGGACATGCGGAGGACCATCAGGCCACCTGCTCCAGAACGCTCCAGTGGTCCCGGCAACACGTCGCTCCTGGGCCACGCTCGCAGCGGTGCAACTCGCAGGCCAGAGCGCCGCAACTGCGGTCCTCCAGCACCTGAACCGGCGCGTCGGCGCGCATTACTCGTCGGATCAATTTACCGTTCACCTTCTTGAGCGTTACTTCGACCGTGGGGCGATACCAGCCAGGCGGACTGGCCGCCAAAACTGACATCTGGACTGCTGTACCACCTAGGTAGGCTTGCAGCATCACCACCTCGGCTGGTGGCCGCGTTCGGTCATCTATCCTGTCCCCGGTTGGGAACCTGTGGACCTTGTCACCAATCCGCAAACGCCAATACGCAGACGGGACAAAGTCGTAGACGGAGAAATCGCAGGTCATCAGATCTTCGGTAGCCGGGCAGAAGGCGCAGGTCATCCCCATCCCCATTGCTTTTCAATCTTGTTGATGGCCTCGTACTTGGCCTCGACCCATTTATCATTGAGGGCCTGCTGTTCAGGCGTCCAGTCTCGATAATCCTTCGGGATGTCGGGATACGGCGCCAAAACGACGCCATACATCTTGCAGATCACCCCGTCGATGTCCAAGCCGTCCTTGGCGAGTGTTCCTTCCTGTCCGCCCCGGTCGATGTCCATGCCTTCGTATGGAGCGGCCAGGGCGTCCAGAAGTTCCTTGTCGAGTACGCCTCTGTTGTAGACGGCGATAACCGACGCTTCGAAGCTGGTGAAGGCTGCGTTGTTTCCCATGGCTTCAGTTCACCGGTTCGGCCGTGGCTTCCACAATCTGCCCGCGACCCCGCTTCCGGTGCCCGCTGCCCATCTGCGCCACGCTGGCCAGCGCCGGGCCACCCTCTCCATCGCCCTCGTAGGCTGCGCACGGTTGGCCGGATACGTGCATCGTCGGATCACCGTCAACCAAGGCAATCCCATTATTACAGTCAACACATGTCCCACCCTCTTCGGCGTCATCGGCCGGCGGCTCGCCCAGTTCCATCTGCTCTTCGTAGGCGATCCGAAGCTGCCCGACGGACTTGTCGGATGTTCCGATCTTCCGCATGTAGTTCTCAAGCAGACCGGCGGCACCACTCACTGCGGTGTGGACAGTGAACCTAACCTCCTCAGAGATCGACTCTGAATCGGAATCTGTAACCCGGAAGTACTGGAAGTCATCGACCACTTCCACATCCAATTGGAGTTCGTGCTTTCTCAGCTCCTTTCCATTCGGAGTGAGAATTATATGGGTCGCGTGGATCTCGCCACCCAACTTGCCGCTGTTCACGATCATCGGCGTTAGGACGCCATCTTCGTTGACGCCCCATCCCATTGCCCGGCGAACCACGTCACTGAATACAGCGGTGACGTAGATCCGCGTATAAACGCCCGCCTTCCCTTCACGCACGTCTGCGAAGCGCACCCGAGCGCCTCGAAAGATTACCTTCGCCATCGTCTTCTCCTTATCGGTATCGAACTTCTACCTGGGAAACCTCTCGACTTCCAACTGCTTTTGCGGCCTCGTCTTTTCGTCGCTGATGGATTGCGGTGGCGCGGTCAAGCCGATCAACAAAGTCTCGACCACTGACAATCTTATGTAAAAAGCATGACCACCACAACCACTTCGGCCACCAGCGGGACGGTACCACCCAGAAGCCCACCAATGATGATCCATCCGTGCACAGTGTAATCGACGTGACCCGCAACCATGCAGGTTCGCCGGCCCACGTTCCCAGGTACACCTCACCTTTCTTCAAGGTCATTGCGTTCCCCACTGCCAAGCAACAACCAAGACGAGCCCAACGAACAGCAGCCAGGCGGCTATGGGCAGTCGTGGCCGGCCAATCACGGCAGCGCCTCCGCCCGACGATCAACAACCCGAGTTCCGCCTTTTCCGGCTGGAATAGTCAAAGCATCAATCGTCGAAATTCCTCGCCTGATTCGATATAAAATCGTTGGTGAAGATATCCCTGTTACCTCGCTCCACTCGGCCACGGAGCGCGTGACGCCGCCCATCGTCAACAGGTGATTATCCCTGCGATTGCGGCTCTGGAGCCTCTGCAACAACCACCGCACATTGCCTGGTTCATAGTTTCCGTTGTTGTCAATACGGTCTAGCGTGTGCTTTGGAGTTGGCTTTCTGCCAACGTGAGACAGAAAGGCCGGATAATCGTGCAGCCATCCCGCAAAGACGCTGATGCCTCGCCCTCCATACCGCTTGAAATCCTCGCTCTTCGGGTTTCGACAGCGATCCTTCATCCTGATCCAGCCTGTGTACTCTGGAGCGGGTGGCCGATCTTTCGGTTTGTCGCCATGAATACGCATCACAACGTCTTCACTTCGAGAGGCCCTGGCTGGACTCGGGTAACGAACACCTGGAAGCCGGACTGCAAGGCCGCGTCCTGAAACGCCTGCCAGTTGTCAGGCCCCAGGATCTCCGCTCGATCCGCAATGAGTACCCCGAGGTCGCCCGGCATCAGGGCTGCCACTTGGAACGCCGTCAGGAACTTCTGCCCATCATTGAGGGAATCGAACGGCAGACCGTTCACATAGAATTCCCCGCCGCGGAAGTCGGCGCCCGGTATTGGCAGGGATTCGAGTTTGGAAGCCTTCAGGAAATCGAGCGCCTTCAGTGCCGCCGTCATCCCGGTAGAAGTGACCTCATGCCCCTCGCTCGCCTTCCGCGCCTGCTCGACTTCGGCTCGGAACACCTCCATCTGGTGCTTCTTTTTGGCGTTGGCCTGCGCTGTGCCGAGTTCCTGATTCAACCGCTCGATCACGGGTCGGGCTTCGGCTTCCACCCCACCTATGCCATCAGATTCAACAGCAGCAGCATCCAAGAGGGCCGCGCTGCGTTCCCTGTTGATTCTGGCGATCTCCTCGTCTGCCGCCAAATTGATCTGCTGGCGCGCCGCATCCGCATCGTTCTTGACGGCCTGCTTGCCATCAGACCATGCCTGTATGGCCTGCTCACGCTCTCCTTGAATCCGCTGGACCTCGGTATCCCAGTCGGTCTTCTCATCCTCTTCAAGCGCCTTGGACAGCCGCGACACGGTTCCGTTGGCCTCCTTGGCGGCGCCGTTGACCTTCGTGCGGGCCTCGTAGATCGCCTTGCGTAGCGCATCCAACCCGTCAAGGTCTACCGGCTTGGCTGGGCTCAACCCGTATGGGCCAGCGATCTCCGACACCTCTTCAACGGTGAAGGTCAGGTTGAGCGCCCGTTGCAGGTAGGCTGCTCGCTCCTTCGGCTTGGCTTCGATGAATTGCAGTGGGTCGAAGGAAAACCCGTGTGCTAAATTCTCGACGTACTCCTGCGGGCCAGGGATCTCAACTCCGGTTGGGCTTGTGACCGTCAACTCAGAGGTCTTTTCCCTGATAACCTTCAGGATGGTTGTGCCATCGTCACCAGTCAGTTTGACGCTGGCCTTCTTGACGTAGGTGCCATCAGGTAGCTGCCGACGTAAGAGCGGGGAGTGGCCGCCCGAAAAGACGGCCTTGATCGCCAGGATGATGCTGGTCTTTCCTTGCCCGTTATCGCCCAGGATGGCGTTCAGTGCCTTCGGCCGCAACACCACCTGCTTGATGGACCGGATATCGGTGATCTCGACTGCGACTATCCGTTCCATCAGCGCTTCCCCTTCCCTTTGTGGAAATTGAAGCCTGCGGCCGGCTGCGGACCAGCTTCTGGTACGACCTGCGGTCCAGGGGGCACCAGTGGCGGCATGGCGGGCGCCATGTAGTCCTCTGCCGACACCAACTTCCAGGTGTCCTCTTCGGCGCGCAGCCGCTTCCGCGTTTTGCCTTCGATGAAGTAGACCTCCAAGCCGGGCTTCACGTCGAACACGTCGGGTAACGCCGGGAAGTCGGCCGCCGCGCCGTAGGTCTTCAGGGACCGATCGGGCTCGGCCGGTTTCTTGTCGGCAAAGAGGTCATCCTGTGGAGTTTCTCCACGTTTTATGGATAGGCACTCGCTCAAGTGGGCATCCATCGCGCTGGCAACCACGTTCACATGGCAGTGGGGACACCTCACGATGTCATCCGTGGCGGTCGCAACTGGAGGCAGATTAGACGGTTGAGGCGGCAGACTAGACGCCTTGGCGGTTCCAAGAGTCCCGGAAACCGCTTCTGATGGGGCGCTTTGAGGCTCAGGCTTGGCCTGTTGCGCCGGCGGCTGCTCGGTGGGGGTAGTGGGGCCGGGAGCCGGCGGGGCTGCTGGAGGGGCTGCGGTGGCGGCTGCGGGTGGCTTTTGCTGCTCGGTTCGCAGTTCAGCCACCTTTTTCTCCAGTTTGTCCTTGAGCGCCCTGGCACCCTTGGTCTCCTCGGCACCCTCGGCCGGCCCGAACTTCGACTCCATGACCTGTGCCCATGTGATTTCCCCGCTTCGGATTGAGGAGTAGATGACCTTCAGGCTCAGGTACTCGGCTGGTTGCAGGAGCGCGATATCGTGCTCCAGATACTTCGAAAGGTGATCGGGTTCAATCCCGATGGTGTGGAAGGCGTCGATGATTTCTTTCCGCTTGCCCTCCGGGTCTTGGGCCGCTTCGTTGAGTATGGTGGCCTCGACAATCTGGCGCCACTCCAACTTCAGGTGGCCGGGAAAGATGCGCTCGGCCATCGTGCGAACAGACTTGCTCACCGATGCGGCCTCGGCTTGGAGCACCTCGGCCTCGGTGGCTTCCACTACGAAGAGTATGTCGCCGAAGCTGTTTCGCCGAGTGAACAGTGGCTCTTGGTCCTGTCCGAGCTTGCGCCGCTCCACCGTCTTCTTGGTCACCACGGTGCGCGACCAGCCGATGTTTTTGTACAGGTCAACCACGTCCACCTTGGTGATGCGCTTCTCGTCATCCTCCCAGATGACGGTTGCGTTCACGTCGATGTGGCCGGCCTCCGCAATGGCGGCTTCTATAAATCTGATATTAAAGCCCATCGGCCATTCCTGCTCGTTGTCATCGCCTGGCCGGGCGCCACGGTTGCGCTCGCGCTTCAGCAATTCGCTCCGCAGCCGGTCCCGCATGGGCAGCATGGCCCATCCCCGCGGCGTCTTCGAGACTGGCTTCAGATACAGCGCCGTCTCGGCAAACTTCGGGTTTCGGCATAGATCACCAACGCTCAGCCGGAGCTTCTCGATATTGCGCCCGGCCCGCATGGCGACGATGAAACGTGCTTCGATCAGCGCCTTAGACTGAGCCGCCATCATGGCGATGGTCGTTTCAGCCTGTTTGATTACTTCGGTGCCCGAAAAGTCATCGCGATACGACACTCCAGTCTCCTCGCGGGGAACCATCTCGTTACCTGCCATCACGTTCCTCCAGTTCCTGTTTTGTTCTCGCCCTCTTGCACGCATCTGCCATGCAAGCCCTGCACGCCTTGCTGTGGCCACGCATGTATGTGTTTTCCGCATTGAGTTCATGGCCGTGACAGCAATGCGTGCGGGCCGCTGCCTTCTTCCGCCTCGCTTCGATCCGGAACTGAATATATTCCGCTGAAGCGTTCAATCCGCGCTTTTGATTGATCGATTTGGTTACCGCTTCCAAATGTAGCGGGTTAACGCAGCATCGCACTCGGCAGAGATGATCTAGTTCCAGCCCCTCCGGGATTGGCCCCTTCGTCTGTTTGTAGATGTATCGGTGTGCTTTAGTCTTCCTGCTTGCGGCAATCCCGAACTCGGCGTAGCCATCATCGCTGGTAGAACCGAGCCACAACCAGCACCCGGTGTTGGGTTCTGGACTGACCTTCTCCATGAATCGATCAATACGCGCTTTCGTCATGCAAGCGTTCCAATGGCCGCAGTACCGGCCTCTACTTGCAGTATGCCCGCACAGCGGATTCGACCACCTGCTTCAAGGTCTGCCGAGTCTCGGCTGCATACACCTTGATCCGCTGTTTGAGACTTGCTGGTATTTCAACCTTCAGAATAGCGGCACGTTCAACCGCTGCGTTCTTTTGTCCCATACGTCCCATTCTGCACCTGATGAATGGTGGTTGTCAAGAGGGAAGATTGAACCGTAGCGCGAGCCACCGCCCCACGTAGTCCGCAATGGACTTCACCATCGGGCGTGCATCACTGGTTCGCAATCTCCAACAGAATATCTGCATGGCACGGGCGATCAAGCCTGCACCAGCAAGCCAGATTCTTTCCGCGCAACTCAGCCTGGATCTCTTCGACAGGATGGCCTCCGATGCGTTTCAGCCATGCGCAGTGGTCACGGTATAGCCACTTATGCCAGGAATTCGCGAGTGGGCCTTCGGGGATCAGTAAAGGATTCCAGCATCCGGTCGCGGTCTCGCGGAACAATCGGATGCAGAGATCAAGACCGTAGCGCGCGATGTCCCAGTACGGGTTCCCGAACTTCGTCGGCCTGCCGACGTAGACCGTGTTCTCTGGCATCCGCCAACCGGCGGAACGCTTTCGCTGAATGCGCTTCGGTGTCTCACCCATCATTCCTCCGATCCCCAGGCGCGGGGCACGATCAATTTTCGCACGCCCTCGCGCGTCACTCCTTGGTGCTCAGCGGCAAGCTGCTCGAAATCTTGGTCCCACCAGCCTGGAAGCGATAGCGCCGTGCCGTTCCGCGCCACTGCTTTCAGTGCACCCACGTCGGCCGAGAAGTTCTCTGAAAGCATGATGGCATTCCTGTCATCGTGATGTATCGACGCGTTGAGCAGCGCCCACTCGACTACCGGCTTCAGCAGTTCCAGCCGTAGGCCCAACTCGCGAGCAACCTGTTCCCATGCGACACCCACCGAGTCCTTTGATCTTTTGTACGTCAGCTTTTCCGGCCCGGCCAGTAGCCCTTCAGCCTCTCCTATCGCGTAGATCAATTGGTTGCGCGCCTCTGCCAGCACCCGCGCCGCCCGCTTCTCATCCTGATACGCCGCCTTGAATGACTCGATCAGCGGCGACTCGGTTTCGGTCGCGGCCCGCAGGGGCTGTACGTTTTTCGGATACAGCCGGCGAAGCGCATCTTTCGTGGCATCACTGGCGCCTGGCCGCGGCGGCACCCGCGCCAGTACGTGATTCACCCAGAAATCTTCGACCGCTTCAAGCAGCATCGCTTCGATCGCCGGGTCACGGTGAATGCGGTAGATGCGGAGTTCGTCTAAAGAAAAGGCGCAAGCCAGGTCCCACCACGGAAGGTCGAGGGCTGAGCAGGTGTATTGGCACTGAAGCGCCGCCCGCTCTGGTACGATGTCGGAGCCGGACTCGCCCCATTCGTCCCACGCCCCGATGCCAGCGGTTTTTGCATCAACACCACCTATGCGTTCCAACTGCAATTCTAGGTCCCGATCCAAAATCTCTTCGCTTCCGTATCTGCGGACCACAAAGGCGTCTGGAGTCACTATCTGCCACGTCCGCGTCGGATGCTGAAGGGTTTTGTCAAACCACACGACCGGCTGTGTTGTCAGATCGCCATACCAGGAGGCAATGGCCCTCTCGAATCTTTTGCCGCGCTTCATGCGCTCGGTCGGATTGTCCTCTCGCGGCGCTTGCCCGATCTTGTCGATGTAGACCGCGAAAGGGTCACGCCTGGGATCAAGATTAAGGACGGCGGCTACCTCACTCGCTCCCACGCCACGGCTTCTCAATTCGTTGTCGATCATTGGCTTGCAATCTCCACCCTGTACTCGAACAATCCCCGCTTCTCTTCGCCTCGGCGCTGACGCTCAACGCGATGGGAACCGAAGCGTGTTTTCCGAAGATCACGTAAGCGGGCGGATGCGCTGGCTTCCGGTATGCTGAGCGCGTCCGCAATCTCCCGCAACGTGCGCCAACCGCCATCGTGCATCAGATTGTACACCGCTTGGAGTTGCTTCGCCAGTCGGTGCTTGTCCAACGCCGGATCGTAGGTCTCGCCATCAAAGTACGCAGCGGCCAGCAGTGGGGCCTCTTGGTACAATGCCTTGCGATCTTCGCTGCTCATTCCGCGACCACCCGCAATACCCGGCGATGCGTCCAACCGGCCGCGAGTTTTCCTGCCGCTGTTACTGCTTCTGCCTGCGATGCATGTTCATCCCTGTTGGACTCGCGATGCACCTTCCAAATGCCCATCTGTCGATGAAACGCCAGCACCAGGAAGATCTCCGTGCGCGGCGGCACGAACTCGGGCAGTGGCTCAGCGGCCACGTCGATCAGAGAGATTTGCTCAGGCATCGATCTTCACCCTCTTGAAGTATTCCCATCTCACAAGATCGCCTCCAAATCGAGTCCAACCAGGGCGGCCACCCGAAAGGGGTAGTTCTCCACTCCCGGGTTGTAGCCACTCAGAAACTCCCACACCGTCTGCCCGCGGCCGACTTGCACCCGGCACCACAACGCCGCCTGCCCGTCGCGAAGCTCTCGAAACATCGCGTACCCGTGTGGTCCGCGCACAGCGCCAGGCTGCCGAGCATACTTCAGGCAACCAGGGTTCAGCCACTTCATGCAGTTCTCAGCGCGCTCCAAAGCCGTGTACACTTGCTGCTGAACATGGCTGGTTGGAACGCGCGGCAGTGACGGAGGGGCGGGCGGAGCGTGCGCGGCAACCGCCAGGAACGCCACTGCCAGCATCAACCTCATGCAGCGGGCTCCGTTTCCTCCTCGTACCGCCCCTGTTCTCGCTCCAACCGCGCCAGTTCAGCGTCGATGCACGCGCGGCCAACTTCAAGACGATCACGCTCTGTCTGCGTCAGCGGCTTGTCTGGTTCGCAGGTCTGCCGGATCTCCCACCAGTGGTCGATGTTGTTCACGACCGAAACCATAGAGCGGAGACGCTTGGCGATGGGAGAAAACCGGATGCGAGTGCTAATCATGAAAGCGCCCTCTGGTCGCGCCATGGGCGGCGCTTCGCGCCAACGAACATTTACGGCATTCGCGGGAGCCGTTCTTGCGCAGGTAGAGATTTTTGCCGCTGAGCAGATGGCCTCGGCTGCATCGTTTCGATTTCAAAGCACCCATACACGATACACTAATACGAATAATGCGAAGTGTCAAGCACAAAAAACGCCTCCGGCCCGAAGACCGGAGGCGAGGTTGGTTGGCTGACTGAGAATTATCCTACTACGATATGCTGATGGCGTGGTACTATTAGAATATGGGCAAAAGCAAATTTATGGCTGCTGCGTTTTCGGTTAAGCAGGTTGCTCGGTTTCACTCTATGATCAAGAAAGGAGATGGCTGCTGGATTTGGTGCGGGCCGGTAGCGATTCATGGACACGGCGTGTTCCATTATGGCGGCAGTGGGCACATAACCGCTCACCGCGCTGCATGGCTAATTGCGAACGGGTCGGTCGCTGAAGGCTTTGATGTGTTCAGGCTCTGCATGAACCAGCTTTGTGTTCGACCGGATCACCTTCGAATAGGGGTTACCGGCAGCACGCCCCTGTCGCGTCAACAACGATTGGAAAGGTTTGCCCGCCCCGATCCATCAGGGTGCATCATATTCCAGGGGAGCATCGACAGGTGCGGCTATGGAAAATTCGATCACACGCTGGCCCATCGTGCGGCTTGGGAGGTCTATCGCGGGCCAATCCCTGAAGGTAAGTATGTGTGCCACCACTGCGACAATCCACCGTGCATAAACATCGACCACCTTTTCATTGCCACTCAGGCCGAGAACGTCGCTGATATGGTAGCTAAGGGCCGTCAGAGCCGCGTCGGAGCCCCAAAAGGCCATATAGGAGCAGGGAGAAAATTTACTAATCAGGAGGCTGATCGTATCAGGATGGTGTATGCCACTGGAGAAGTGAAGATGCGGCAGATCGCTTTGATTCTTGGTGTTGATCCGAGCGTCGTTTCTCGCCTCATAAACGACAAATGCTATCGAGCGGCGCCAGTTCCAGCGGCCCTCCCCACTTAAACCTGGAATCCACCGGAAACAGATCGCCAATGACGAAGTGTTTATACCCGTTTTCATAATCATTTCCAGGATCGATCCGGTTGTACCACTCGTACTTCCGCAGCCGCTCGGCGCGATCCAGGTACCCGTAGTGCAAGATCGTGGCCGCATCGGTGAACACCCCCTTCCCCAGAAACGGCCGCGGGACCGAGCCGCAGTGGAAGTTTCCACCGTACCGCGTCCGCATGAAGATCTGCCCGGGCACGAATCGCCAGATGCCCTGGCGCCGCGATCGCGCTGGGTTGTAGTTGCCATCGACCCGCACTTGGTCCTCACGGTCCCAAAGGTACAGGAACCGCAGCGAGAATGTGGTCAGTGCCGGACTGGCGAGCTCCAGTACCTTCCGCAGCGACTCGGCGCCCACCAGCACTTCATCGCCATCGATCATCACGCACCAGTCGGGATGGTGCGGAGCGGCAAGCGTCAGGAGGTAGTCCTTGTCCCTACTCTCGTCGATGCCAGTGAAAGGGTTGCTCGCTACGTCCGCGCCGGCCGCCCGGCACAGGTCTGGTGTCCCGTCAGTTGAGTGATCGTCAAGCACCACCACAGCATCGCACAACCCCTTCAGCGACAGGATGGACCGCGTGATCCACCTGGACTCATTCTTGATACGAAGTACGCCTACTACGCGCATTTATTCACCTCTGCCAACACCTTTTGCCATGCCTCTGGAGTGCGCTCTCTGACGCAGAGTGCCCTGATTGAGCTACGGGAAGAGAAAGCGTGCCGCCTACGCATAGACTCAGAGATCCGGCACATCCTGCGCACGTACCGCTCCCACCTCTTCATCTTGCGGAAGAAGTCTGCGTCTATACCACACCGTCTATCCCAGCCCGATCTTGATCTTCGCATACGCCTCCGATCAACAAAAGTGGCCCCGGCTTGTCGAAGGCGCGGGGCCGTAGAAGGAACCTGCAATGGCTGATTGGAACTTTATCACCGAATGCATGGCGCGTCAAGCCCCAAGCCTTTGCGCCTTGTTGAGCAGCATCCCTGCCTCAGCATCGGGCAGCAACCGTTCTGGCCGGCAACCGTGCGGGCACAGCATGAGCGGCACGTTGACGGTTCCGAACAGACGGCAGATCGTTGGCCTGATGTCGTAGACTGAGCATCGCCCATCCTTGAGCATCGGGCAATCCAACGACGCCTCCATGTTTCTGTTCGGCTTGTAGCCGAGCCGGTCACAGATACGCTGCCACTCCAACCGGCTCATCGCCACCGGACCACAGCACTCTGAGCAACCTGGCTTGCAGGTGAACGCCGGGATTTGCCGTAGCGCCGCGTCGAGCTTCGCAAGGTTTCCCATGGCGCGTCAAGCCCCCTTCTCGAAAACTACCAGCATTGATGGAAAGGGAGCGCCGGTCTTCGCCCCGCCGAATTTCAGCCGCCCCTTGATGAACCGGATCTCGCTGGCGTACGGGATGACAAGCTCTGCAAACCATTTCGTGTCCGTGCGGGCCGGGAGCAGGAACACGGCCACGTCTGCTTCGTGCGCTCGCTTCAACCACTTTGGGATCGCCGGACCGTAGGGCACGTTCGCAAAAATTCTCCTCTGCGCCCAATCCGAGAACAACGGCAGCAAGCCATCCTCCTGCGATTGAAGCGGGCAAGGATCGAGGTCGAAATGAAATTCGGCGTCGAGCGCACGCTTGAGGTCTTCAGGCGTCGCCCAATCGCCGGTAGCAGAGCGCGGGAACGCGGGCCGGCCGCCGCGCTCCCGCCGCTTGAACCCGTGGGCGGTGAAGGGCATTACGCCGCCCGATAGACCCGACCCCGCTTCGCATCCTTGAACGATTCGATCTTGGTGCCTTTGGAACCCAGGATCGAAATCCGCCCGCGAACGGTGTGCTGGCTTGTCCAGCCCGTTGCCTCCATGACTTCTTCGATGCTGGCGCCGTCCTTCCGGCCGATCATGGAAATGAGCGTCGCTAGGTTGGAATCGGAGCGCGGCGCGCGCGGAGCACGCTGAGCGATCGTTTTGACTGGTGCCTTCTTTGCCTTGCGGACTTTCCCTTTGGCAGCAGAGCCTTTGCGCTTGCGCGGCGGTTTGGAGTTGGTTTGCGGAACCGGCGATTGCGGAGCGACTTCAGCCCCAGCCGGGATTAGCCGCTGGATCGCGTTCCAGATCTGCTTGATGCCATAAGGCCGGTTGCGAAACTTCTTCACCAGCTTGAGATTGTCGAACGGAACTACGCCTGCGAAGCCGTTCCAGATTTCCTCCAGGAACTCCCGGGTCCATTTCTGTGCATCCGCAAGAGCCGCGAACGCCTTCTCGGTACTGAAATTGAGCGCGCCCGGCGCGGTGGTTTGCATTGGCCGGGGGAACGTCGAGTCCTCGAAATAGCTGATTGTTTTGTCTGAGTCGATTCGGAACATCGTCTTGATCTCCAGTGGATCAAGAATGCCACGTTCTGATCGGGTTGTCAAGAGAATTCATGTGGTTTTGATCGCCGGGAACCACTGGCCCCATTTGGCGTGGAGCTTGCCGAGGTAGATTTGGTAGTCGGCCCGCCATGCTTCGCCTGCATAATTTGATCCGCGGTGGGTTGCATTGGCTGGCGGAACGACTACTGGGATGCCCTTTCGGTGTGCCGCCATGCAAACGTCTTGCGCGTGGCAGTGCATTCCGTCGAACGTCTCGGCGTCGAACCTCAATCCAGAATTCCGCGAGAAGAAAATTGAGCAGCTATCGAGCGTCATGACGGGGCCTGGATTTTGGAAACACCAGTGGTAGACATCATCTTCGGCGATGCCAACCACTCCGCAGATGCTGGTGCGGGCAGCTTCAGTGAAGGAGTCCAGTGCTCCGGGATGAAACAAGCAGTCGGCGTGCGCGATCCCAAACACGGCGGTTCTGCACGAATCCAAGTACCGGTTCCCGATCGCCGCCAGCGATTCGTTGCGCGTGTTGGCAATCAGGATCAACTCGGCGGCTGGCAGGGAGCCAAGGTGAAAGTAGGGGTCTTGGATGGCCTCCAAGTCCTTCCCCACTATCACCAAAGTTAGGTCGCGCTCGGCTGTCATTCGAGATCCTCATCGTACCCGACAATCCGCGCTGGATTACCGATAGCAATAGCACCAGCCGGTAGATCCTCTGTGACCACCGCGCCGGCGCCCACCATGGCTTCCTCTCCGATGGTGATACCTGGCAGGATGGTCGCATTCGCGCCGATGGAGGCACCCCGCTTGACGATGGTGGGAGTGGGATGGAACGGCTTCCGATGCCCGCTGCGCGGAAATGGGTCGTTCGTGAAGGTGGCATTCGGCCCGATGAACACGTCATCCTCGATTGTAATGCCGTCCCAAAGCTGCACGCCGCACTTGATCGTCACCCGATCCCCAACCACGACATCATTCTCAATGAACACGTGATCGCAGATGTTGCAGTCGGCTCCAATGTGCGCTCCTGGCAGAATGTGGGCGAAGGCCCAAATGCGAGTGCCGGGCCCGACCTGCTCTGTCTCAACAATGGCGGCCGGGTGTATCACGATGCCGCCTCTCGTTTGATCCGATAGAACTCCGAATACTCCCTGATGTAGTCGGCCGCGTCGTACTTGTCAGAGCAGAATACGAGTAGGACGGCGCCTCGTGTGAATCCGTACTGGCCAATCCACATCAAAGGATGCACGTGCAACGCGAGAGCAGGATCATCAAGAACGAACTCCTGGTGGGTTTGCCCGTCATCGACCGATACCCGGCACCGGCCGTGAACGCACATGAGAATCTCATGCAGTTTGCGATGGGCGTGTTCACCCCTGACTTCCTTGGAGGGCACGTCAGAAATCAGGAAATAGCGTTTCACGTCAAAGGGGATTTGCTTCTCGACCTCTGCGAAGGTCAGGAGCCCACGCTGGTCTCGAACCTGGGGCAATCGCTGAAGAGACACGCCTGTCATGGCGCGTAATATCCCTTCAGGGCTCGCTCTGAGATCATCCGAGTCTGCTGTGCCATTTCTTCGCCGAACATAGCGGTAGCCGAAGCTCGGTGCACACGATAGTTCACCAGCACACGTTCAGTATACACCGGTTCCCACCGCGCCCCCAACCTCAGCCAGTAATCGTAATCGGACGGCACCAGCGACAGGTCGAACTCGCCGACAATGCCAACTAAGGACCGCCGAAAGAAAGTTGCCGGTGCTGGCACGATGTCCACATGCTTCAGCCGCTCATAGTCCCACGGTTCACCCATCAGGTGTCCAACCGGGTTCCCGTCTGGACAGAATCGGATCTGGCCGTAGAGCCACATAGCGTCGCCGATGGTCTGATCGACATGGCTCAACGTCCCTGGCAGCATTACGTCATCGTCCGAGGCGAAGCCGACAATCTCGCCGCGGGCGGCTCGCAGTGCCTCGTTGAGTCCCCACTGGACGCCACACTGGCTGTACCGGATGCGCGGATCATTGGGCATCAGGCCGCGCACGGGCCACTTCCCGCCATCCTTGATGATCAACTCCCAGTCCGTGAAGTCCTGGGTCAGAACCGCGCCGATGGCCTCTTCGATGAACTGCGGTCGGTCGCAGGTTGGCATCAGCAACGAGAATCGAGGTGATTTCAACATCTCACGTCCATCCTGGCAATCCATCTCCGCAATTTGCGCCGGAGCCACCGCTTGATCCATCCCGTCGGCTTGTCAGTGTCGCGGCCCTTCGGCTGGTACTTATGGTTGATCCTCATGCCCTCTCCCACTCAGGCAACATGCAAGTTTCCGCGCGTTCGTACTCGTAGCGCACTGGGCAGACCACCCGCTTGTTCGGATTGGTGCCCAACCAAGCTCCCCACCAGGAGAAGCCAGAATTCGCCACAATGAAATCTGAGCACGCCGCCATCCGGTTCATGTCCGTCACGGGGTCTATTTGATCCCAGAACTCGCACCCGGCGAACACGGCCTGCTGGCGGCACCACGGGATATCGTCACTGAACACCAGAAACCGCCGGCCCGGGAACTTCGCCATGGCACGCTCGTAATAACCCTGCGCGAAGAGATCCACGAAGATACCGACGTAAACACCGACATAATCGCCACGCCGCACGGAAACCGCAACGTGATCTGTCCTCGGCGGAATACCAGTCCCATACAGTGACCGGATCAGCGGCCCGTGCCGACTCAGCATCTCCCTGAATTCATCGGTGCTGTGCAGCCGCTCGAAGTCGTAGCCATGATCGAGGCACCACATTCGAATCCAGGCGAAGTAGAAAGCCTGAGAGCCGAGCCGGCCTATGAACTTCTCTATGGGGATCATTTCTTCACAATCTCTCCTTGGGATGTTTTACCACAACCCATAAGCTTTTCAAAGCTGCTACTCTAAAGAAGAGGAAGGATCGCGGTTCTGAGGTCTGACATCCCAAATTGGACAGACCTCTCAGGAATTTGACCTGGTGGTTGCGCATCAGGTTTCCCCGCTGACGGCGGTTCGCCGCTGGGTTCCCGCGACTCAGGGTTGATCGTCCCTTGATCCTTCCTCCTCAAATAATCCCGCCCGCTGGGTGCAATCTCCACTTGTCGCTACGGGCTTACCGGCCAGCGGATCGCCATAGACCGGCAGCGTGACATTCGAAACCTCTGGAGTTTTATTGTTGATGATAGCGAACCGCAAATAACGGATCTCAGAATCCTTGTCGATCATAGCCGCCTCACGTCGAGTGGCTGGTATAACGATCCTGACTCGGCGCGTGCCTTCGACGTAAATCAACCCATGTTCGGGAGCGTGTTTCGTTACGAGGTCTACTGGCAGAACGTCCGCTTCGCACATATAGAAACGGAAGTCGCCCATGCGCGGCAAACTGATTTCGGTGTAGCCGCGCTCTTGCGCTTCCTTGGCGGTGATGCGAACGGCGGCGTACCGCCATCCGAATTGATGCTCATGGTAGGCGATGTACTTGCGGCGGTCTGCGTAGAAGTCGCTGCGGGATGTCTTGCACTCCACAACGGTGCTCCCATGCCATTGGTAGCAACTTGACCACCCGATAGCATCAGGGATCTCGCCACATGAAGCGATGTTCGAGAAAACCGGCTGGCATCGGCGCGTTCCAGCAAGCCAACGGCGCGCACGCTGGCAAAAGTTCTTCGTGCGTCACGATTCGAGTTGTCGGCGGTTGTTCAACGCGACCCTCTCAGAAAGTGGGAACTCCAGTAAAAGGTTGAGAGCGTACCGCTTAGCTGAAATCAGATCAACTTTAAGTAATTCCCGCAGAACGGCCATCGCAGCCGGGTATTGGGCATCGAATGTGCCTAGATGTTTTCTCTGACCTGCAACAGTAATTTCAGCTACCCATCTACCGTTTTTGCCGCGTACTCCCCTAATTCCAGTTTCCGAATCCCCAGATCGATTCTGGCAATTTACCTGATGATCGACTATACGCATGTTGCCCCTGCGGCAGTCCAAGGTATTCCCGTTGATGTGATCTACATCTCGCTTATCATCTGCGCGGAGGCGCATTAGGAAGCGGTGCAGTAGGATAGGTGTTCCCTTGACACACGTTGATACGTAAACCGTGTGGCTCTTGTCCTCAACTACATGAAGACCAGCACAGGATGACTGGATTGCTGAAATGTCGGATTTGTCCACGTAGCATTTGACGTGTGAATCCCTGTGCGGGATCACCAGCATCGCAATCTCGCCAGACAGTGCGTATCTTGAGGTTTTATGACTCACCGTTTGCCCACGGCGTTTGCGGGGGGTCGATGGGGCAACACCGACCCGTGGCCCCGCAAACAATTCCAGTTTCAGTATGCGGCCTAAGCTGGGCGGCTGTCAAGAGAAATGTTGGAATGCACGGTCACGCTTGCATTGCGGACAAACGCAAAATGGCCCGGCTCGGGAGTCGAATCCGGGCCGGGCCTAGAGGAGCTTCAGAATGGATGGACGATTCGATGTTACCACGCGTCTCACCGGCCATCAAGGACTTTCTGGTACAGTTGCTCGATCTGATCGACCACGTGTCGGCTGTCGAACCGCTCCATGTCGGCTGGCGGCTGGTGAAGCGCCCGCGACCGGATGGCGCTGGCCAGGTCCACGTCGTAGATCCAGCCGGGCTTCCCACAGGCCCAGCCTTCGATGGTGGTTCGGCCGAGGAGGATGCTGGCGGTTTCATCGCACTGGCTGAGGTGATCCTCGACGCGCCAGGTTTCATCGAACCAGGTGACGTTTGGCGGAAGGTTCTCAACGAACCCGTCGTAGTTGCCGGCGGGCTTGCGGCCCACCAATCGCAGAGAGAACCCTTCGGACTGCGAACGCTCCACCAGGTCCATGATGGTCTGCTTTCGCCGTAGGTCCATGGTCCCGCAGAACAACACGCGCCGCCCGTGCTTTGGCGCAAGCGTCTCAGGGCATAGATCCCACTCGAAGGGTTGGTGCTTCGGCCCCGCTATCGGGTGGAACCGCTCGAAGTCGATGGGGTTGTAGATCACACTGGTTTTCTCCAGCGGGATTCCATCGCTGGTGGTGATCTTCTCCTGCACTTCCGGTCGCACACAGATGTAGTGCCGTATCCGGTCATCCACCACAGGTTGCTCGCAGGAGAACTGCGAATGCACGGTACAGACGATGGGAACCCCTGGGAAGCGGGCCAGCGCCCATTGGGTTGGGTATGGCTCGTTCGCGTGAATCAGATCGAAGTGCTGATGCTCTGGCAGCGTGCCGAAGTGGAAGACGTTGAGCCCGGCCCGGCGCGCGGGTTCTGCCAGCACCCCGCCAACGAGGTTGGCTGCCACCGTGACCCGATGGCCACGCCGCACCAATCCCCGGACAAGCTCATACACGTAAAGCTCGCTGCCCGTGAGGTAGTGAAACGAAACGACCGTGATCAGGATGTTCATTCGCGCGTTGAGAGAGGGGGCTTGAACTATAGCCATGGCTTACGCGCTCCCGGAAGATTATTGTTGGAAAATCCGCACGCGGGCGGTTACTCGTTCAATATCGGCACATGCAAGTTCTGGGTACATAGGCAAGGATAGCACCTCTGCCGCCGCACGCTCCGAACACGGAAGGTCACCTGGTCCGTATCTCTCATCGCGGTATGCCTCCTGGAGATGAACTGGTATGGGGTAGTGGATTCCTGTCTGCACCCCGCAGTCGCTCAACGCTTTTTGTAGGGCAGCACGGTGAGGTGACCGGATCGCGAAGACGTGATAGACGTGGCGTGCCCAGCGCATCTCCTCGGGTGTGGACACGCCGCCGAGCAATTTCCGGTAGGCCGCCGCGTGAGAGCGGCGGGCTTCCGTCCAGGCTTCCAAATGGCGCAGTTTCACCCGCAAAATAGCACCCTGGAGTCCCTCCATTCGATAATTGTATCCGCGCAGAACGTGGTGGTACTTCTTTTCTGATCCGCAGTCGCGAAGCACCCTAACAGTATGCGCATACTCCGGGTTGGCCGTCACCACCACGCCGCCCTCTCCATACGCTCCTAAGTTCTTTCCCGGATAGAAACTGAAGCACCCCAGATCACCCATGCTGCCTGCTCGTTGGCCGCAGTACTCAGCCCCGTGGGCTTGTGCTGCGTCCTCGATCACCAACAGGTTCCGCTGCCGGGCAATCTCAAGGATCGGGTCCATATCTGCGGTCTGACCGTACAGATGCACCGGCAAAATAGCCCTGGTTCTGGGGGTGATGGCAGCCTCCACCAGCGCCGGGTCCATCGTAAAGGAACGCGGATCGATATCCACGTACGCCGGTCGGGCGCCAGCGTAGTAGATCGCGGCCACCGTCGCAACGAAAGTAAAGGAGACCGTGATCACTTCGTCGCCCGGGCCGATTCCGGCTGCCAGCAACGCAAGGTGCAGGGCACTGGTACCCGAATTCACCGCGACGGCGTATCGCGTGTTGCAGTAAGCGGCGAACTCCTCCTCGAAAGCTGCGACTTCCGGTCCGAGCACAAACTGAGCGTTCTCTAGAACGCGCCCCACGGCGGCGTCGATCTCGTCCTTGATGCTCCGATACTGGGCCTTCAAATCTACGAACGGAACCATGCATCCACCCAAACCAATTCCACTATTCTCCCATCGCCGGACCCGTGACCGGCGATGTTTCACGTGAAACAACTGGCTTCATAAGGGCGTTTTTTAGAGTTCCTTCCCCTTTGGAATCAGTTGTGGACCACCATCACTCCCGGCGCCTTCCCGTGCCGAACCCCTGCCTTGACAAGCTGCTCCACCAGCCAGCCATCGCAGAACTTCCAGTTCACGTCTTTGCCTGGGAAGACTGGCGGCATCACGGACCGCCTCACTATGAAGCAGGTCTTGTCGATCCCCATGAGCTTCGGAACCACCCGCAGCACTTCGTACACGCCCGCCAGCCGCGGGTCGTACACCAAGTCGCAATAAACTAGGTCCCAGCCATGCTCTCGGGCGGCCTGGCGCATCGTTTGGGCAAAGCCGGGCACGTAGTAGCCATCGTCGTTTGGCAGACATATCCATGTCCCGGTGGCCAGTGGGATGGCTTTCTCGGCGGCGGCGTAGCAATCCAGCCCCGGCGTGGACAGGTAGCGGGCACCCACCCACTCGGCCGCCGCCCGGTGGATGGCCTGCACCCCTGGGTCTGTGCTGGCATCGGTGACGATGATTTCCCACGGTGGCTCCTGGAGCATCAGAGACGGCAGCAAGCAGTAGAGAGGGAGGGTGCGATCGAAAACCGAGACAATGAAAGAGATCACGCCGGTTTGGCCTCGCCACATGGCTGCTCAGCGGGGAACTGCGTCGGCAACGGTTCCACCGGACCACATCGGATGCAGCGCCAAGTCCACCAAACATCGTTCTCGCCATCGAAAAACTCATCTGGATCGTAGATGAGATCGTCGCCGCACACAGGGCAGACCCGACCGCACATTCCACTCATAATGGGTACACTCCCCACTTTTTGATGAAGACATCCCGGCCGGGATCTAGGGACACGTGCCCATGACCTCTGGCGGTAGACTTCAGCGTACCATGATCCACAAGGCACCCATCGTGAATCCCGATCTTCAAGCCGGCGCGCCGGATGCGAAAGCAATGGTCGTCGTCGTCATACCCCCACCTTAGCCTTCCCTGCTCGTCAACGCCACCGAACCGTTCGTCGAGTGGTCCGACCTTCTCAAACGTAGCGCGCGGTAAGTAGACGGCGGTGTACGTCACCATCCGCGGTTCCACCCGCAGGCCACCAGTGCGATGCGGAAACTGATTGCGATTGCCGACGTTGGTCATCACGGCGCTGATGACGCCGAACTCGGGGTGCTCTTCGGCGGCCTGGGCCAGCAGCGTGAACCCGCCCGGCGTCTTGAGCAGGCAATCATCGTTGAGCGCTAGAATATCATCGGTACCGGCGGCAGCAATGGCTTGGTTGATTGCGCGAGAGTAGATAAAAGGCGTGATTCCCTGAAGGTACTCGCATCCATCCGCCCGTTGTGACAACCCATCGTCGATCACAAGAATCCGGGCCGTCTCACCCGCTGCTCGGATTGCAGCGACACAAGGCAGTAGATTCTCGAACCTTCTGGATGGGATCGCGATTGTAAAACTCATACGAGACGAAGCTCCCCTTGCCCTGAGAATTCTTCTGGCAGCTTAATGTGCTTTCTGAGATTGCACGTGCGGCATGAACAGCACAGGTTGGCTGTGGCGTGAGGTCCACCAGCATCCAAAGGGAAAATATGGTCTACATGGCGAAAGCGTTTGGGGACGAATGCCTTGCACCAGTAGCAGCGAATCCGTTTCACTGATCGGACGAACTCATAAAACTTTTCGATCTCTTGAACATCACCGATGGTGGCGTTTTCGATGCGTGCCTCGCGTAGCCTCGTGCGCGCTATAACTGCCGCTTCATTGCGACGGTAATAGTCCTTGGACTGTTCGCGAATCTGATCACGCTTCTCGTTATACCTTTTTGTGGCCCTGTCCTTGAATGGTTTTGGGTTGGCGATATACTTGGACTTATTCTTGGCACTGATGGCTTCTTTGTGGGTGACGCCGTATTCGTGTGCGTACTTACGTCTTTCCTCAACGTGAGCCTGACTATATTGCTTATGGTACTCGGAAGTGCATGTCTTGCAGACGGAATTTTGGCGACCAGAATCGTGATGGCCATAAAAGTCGGCGAATGGTTTGGCGATGTGGCAATAAGAGCAGGTTCGCACCCCACTTGCGCGCCTTGCTTCGAAGATCGTAGGAGTCCCTGGGTTGTGCCGCCTGAAACGTTCTCTGGCATTGAGGCAATCGTAGCAAACGAACCATTTCGGAAATTTGGATTGTGGTTTGGTTTGCCCGCACCTGGAGCACGTCTTCGTGGTAGGCTGGTCTTCAGGCATTCGATTCCTCCCGTGGATCGGATGTTCAGCCGCTACGGTGTTAACAGCACCGCAGCGGCCTAAACCAAGTATACCAATTACAATAGCGGCCAACAAGATGGTGGGCTGCATGGTTTCCATCGACTTCCAGATGTGCACTTCGGACTGGTATTATCTTTGTGGATTTGAGCGAACATCATTTCACCCGCTGGTGCAGCAACAAATTGGTTTAGCCTCATCGATTCCTGGCAAAACGGGTTGTCTTCGCAGTCGAGCCGGTTCTTTGGCCCATCCTGGAACCGGTGCCCGTGTTCCCACCAGTCGCGCCGGTAAAAGAACGATGTCCCGAAGGCTCCCATGCCGCCCTTGAACTTCGGCCCATCGTACCGCCACCATCGCTGCCCATCGGTGAAGAGCATCGTGTGGTAGCCGGTCATGGACAAGCCGCTGGCTACTAGCCGCTCGAACTGATCGGCCACGCGGCCAGGAGCGGACCAGTCATCGGAATCCTGATGCATAATGAACTCGCCGGCCGCCATCTCGCAGGCCAGGTTCCGCTTCGCCCCAATCGTCAGCCGCTTCGGTAGACGCCTGTACTGAACCCGCAGCCCTTCGAACGGAAGCGGAACCGGAAAGGCGGGCATGTCCCCGTCATCCACGATCACCAATTCAGTGTTTGGCCACGTCTGCCGACGCCAGCACTCCACCGCAGCCGCCGCCAACTCTGGCCGGCCCCGGGCGGGCATGATGGCGGTGATGAGCGGGTCCATGCGATCCTACTGGTATTCGATCCACTGCTGGACACTGGCGGCTGCGGAGCCGATGTTTTTGACCACGTAGTAGTTCCCGGGCAGAACCTTGAAACTGATCGTATCTCCTGTGGTTGTGGAGTATCCGGTGAAGTGGGATGATTGCCCAACCAACGTCGAAGGCGTGGGTGAGGCATCCGAATAGGCCGCCACGCTCGCATTGTTCGGCATACTCAGCAGCACAGACACTTCACGGGTGTTCGATCCCGTGTTCTGGTACGTGTACCCCAACGCATTCGATACCGCAGTCTGCGTCCGCACTCCGACATCGAGCGGCTGTACCGTCCCATCGGCACCGACGATGAAAGCCTGGGCGCTCACGCTGTTGGCTTGCGCGGCAATCGGCCGGCCTGGCACGTTGGATGGCCACGCGAAGGCATGTTCCCCGACGCCATCCTGAATCAGAATGAAGATCAGCAACTCCCCGGCCGCCGCATTGGCAAGCGAAGAGGCGGTGACATCGCCGGTCAACGTGACCTGGAAAGTGCGGGCCGCGCTCGCGTCGAAGGCAATGGAACTGGCATAGGGCACTGTGACGATGCCTGGGATGTTGTCGGCGGTTGTCCAGATGTTCGCCAATTGGGCAACAAGTGCCGCGAAGCCGTCGGAATCATGAGTCGAGAATCCCTTGTTTGCGAGAGCCTGAGCGAGCGCCGCCACGAACAACGACATTTGCCCCATGAGTTTGTTGAAGAAAGCAGACGGGAGCAAAGCGTCGGTCACAGCGCCGCCCGTGCGCATCGTGTCGGAGGCGTAAGCGGAATCGGACTCTGCGTTTGTAAGCAGCGGGTTGAAAGGAAGCAGGTTTGTGGTTCCCATTGGATCAATCCTCTAGATGAAGTGAGCGAGATCAAAACCGGCGACTTGGCTATCCGACCGATCGAACCCCAGGAAGGGGAGACTCGGAAGCGGGCCAGGGCTACCACCTTCTGGATACGTGAACAGAACACCCTGCGGCCTCGGCATGATGTAGCCTTGCGAGATGAGGTCGATCACGATACTGGTGAACGCGCCGGCGATATACACGTCAGCCGTCATGTCCTGATTGTCTTGCACCTGTATGGTGCCACCAGGGAACAATGATCCCCAGATCGCCAGGAAACTCGGCAGCTTGCCATCCCAGTGGTTCTGCGCGATGCGCGCCCGTAACAGTAGGCGGTACGTTGGATCGTCCAGAATCGGACTCACGCCGTCGGATGGCTGAAAGGACACTTGCCGCGGCTGCCCAATGATAACTCCCAACACGTCAAGCTGCGCACCGAACGCAGTGTCAATACTGAAAGCGTAGGGGAAGGTAGCTGCGCACGCGATCAGGTCCTGGAACAGTTGGAGATTGGCGGCCAGCCACCCGTTCAGCTTCGGCGCTGCGGGAGCACGCCACTGGGCTGACAGGAGCGAAACGTATGCTGAGAGCGGCTGTGGCATGGCTACACTGGGCTGCCGCCGGTGGTCAGAATCACTGTCACCAGATCTGCCTCACCCATTGGAGCGACATCATAGTCTACAGGTAAATCCTCGCTGCCCATCGTCGGAGGCGACCCGGCGCCAATGGTGATCCCACGAATGGAGAATAGCGGCTGATCTGGATTCGGCCGGGCGGCCAGCGCAGCACCATACAGTTCGCTCAGGATCACACTCTCGCCAATGCCAAGGCTGTTCAGGTAGCTCACAATTCCGGCGATGATGGCGTCCTCGACAGCCGTAGTCCATCCCTTCAATGGCTGTACTTCCAGGTTGACGTAAATCGGCACGTAGCCCAAGACGTTGTAGCGGATCGTTGTCGGTGCGCTGGAATGCGGGACCGCGGGCACCACGTCCACATCTGGCACCTCTGTGGAGCCGTTCACGTAGCAGCCGATACCCCGGTTGTCGTAGATCGCTTGCGCGATGGCGGCTTCGGCGCCGCCTTCGACTACGCAAGTGATTGAGTGTTCCGGCCCGAAATCGTTTCCATCTCCCACGTAAAACGGCACGTTGTCTTCGTCTGTCAGCGCCTCAGTGGTAGTAAGCTCTCCCGGCGCCACATAGCTGGCAATAGTGAAGGGGATGCCGTTCAGGTAAATCGTCTTCCCCGCCATTGTTGCGTCAAGCGGGTATCCGGTAACCTGCCAAATGTCATTG